GGATCAGATTCATGGGGGAGGCTCCATGTCTATGGGGCGAGCCGCGAGGCCCGCCCCGGTTTCAGGTCAGGCCGATTACGAACCGGCGCGGGCCGACAGCAGCGTCTCGGGACGGGTGCAGATCGGCAGGCGGTGCGATTCGACCTCGATATCGGCCCATTCTTCGCGGTCCTTGTCGACCACGATGCGCGAATACCATTCCTGGCCGCGTGTGTTGACGAGGCTGAAAGTCGGGGCCGGAGCGAACGCCTCCTGAAACAGGCCGCGCACGCCGACCGGGAAGAACCGGGCCTGCTCGGTCGGGATCGCGACGGTCGAGTTGTCGTCGGTGCCGCGATAGTTGATCCAGGTGACACCCCAGGCTTCGATCGACTGGAACACGGTGTTCTTGAGCAGGTCGCTCGCGCGCTCGGTGTTCAGATAGGTCGCGCGGTATTCCGCGTTTTCCTGCAGCAGGTCGAAGAAATCGTCGCCGCAGAGCGCGACGATGCGCATACCCGGAGGGGCAATGCCGCCCAGCGCGCGGATGATCGGGCGCGTGACATTGTTCGCGACGAACTGCTTGCACTGCGTCCGCGATGCCCAGTTGAACGCGATCTGGCTGGCGGCGGTGAAGCCGAACGTGCTGTAATAGTCGTAGATCGTCGTGTTGTCGGCATCGACCAGCACGCCGTTGATGCAGGACAGGCGCAGGCGCTCGACCGTGGCGGAAAGGTCGTCGATGACCGTCTGCTGGCGCTCGGCGACTTCCATCTGCATGGTCTTGAGCTCGGTTTCCGAACCGAAAGCGCGGATGCCCTGGATTTCCTCGGCGGTCAGGCGGCTCGCTTCCTCGATGCGGCGCACGCGCAGGTCGACGATGCGGGCCTTGTCCAGGCTGCGGCGGGTGCGCGGCGCGCCCGGCTCGCTGGTCTGGACGATGCGCAGGGTCTGCGCCTTCTGCTCGACCGCCACAAGGCGGGTGCGGACAGGGACCGGGGTGAACAGGTTCAGGCTGCCGATCAGGCCGGGGATGGTCTGCGAACGACGCACTGCCTCGGTCAGCGAGATCGCCGAGAATGCGTCCTGGTTGAAAATGTCCATGGTGATCATGGGAAGATTCCTTTCGTGGGTTTCAGCCGGACGCAAAAAGGGCGCCGAAGCTATGCCTCGACGCCCTCAGCGCGACGGTCTGCAATGGATCAGCGCAGGATGATGCCCAGCGCAGCGAGTTGACGGGTGGCCAGCGCGCGCTGGTCGCTGGTGATGCCGGCGGGCCAGACAACGATGTCGGCGTTGTGCTCGCAGTCGCGGACGAATGCCACGCCGCGGCTCGAAGCCGCATAGTTGCCGTAGGAGATGCCAGCGGCGACGCTCAGGCCGGTGGTTGCCGCCAGGTTGAGCGGGCCATAGGTGAGCGTGGCGGGCACGGTGATGTCGAAGCCGTCGCCGACAATGAAGTCGCTGGAGCCATCGGCGAGCGCGCCGCGGATGTGCTCGGAGACGGTCGCAGCGCCAGCCGCCATCACGGTGTCGCCCAGAACGATGCCGTCGGGGTCCTCGAGGCGGAACGTGCCGCCGTTCGCAGCCGCCGCGATGCAGTGCAGGCGATACACGCCCGGCTTCGCGCCAGCCAGCGTCGGCGTGCTGGCGTCGATCGTGAAGGTGCCGTTGCCGGTGTTGCCACCAGCCTTTACTGCTGCGGTCGCAGCGCCGAGCGTAGCGCCGAGCACCATGCAGGCGGTGATGGCAGTGGCGCCGACGGTGATCGCTTCACGCGAACGCTCGCCAGCGGCTTCGCTGACCAGCGATTCGCAGGGGCGGATCGGTTCATTGAAAACGAGCATGGGTATTTCCTTTCGTCAGGAGTTCGGGCGTCGGCGCTCAGTGGCCGCGCAGTTGACGGACTTCGGCGTGGATATCTTCCCAGCCGTGGTTCTTGGCCTTCGGAGCCTCGCCGCCACCGGCATCGAGGTTCGTGGCGTTGTGCTTGATCAGTGCAGCGAGTTCGGCGGTGCCTTCATCGGGCTCGCTGGCAACCGCAGGCGCGGCGGCCTTGGCGCGGTCGGTGATCGAGATGCAGGCGAGGATCTGCGACGCACTGGCGCTCGGGAACACCGCCATGAAGGCGTTGCCGATCTCGGCGGCCGTGGCGAGCGGGGCGGTGTCGGCAGCGCTGGCCTCCATCTCGTCCTCGTCGTCATACTCGGCGTCCTCGGACTCCATCTTGTCCTTCTTGCCCTTGCCCTTCATCTTCTTGGGCTTGTCGCCGGCATCTTCCGAGGCGGCGGGGGTGACGGGAGGCGTCTGGGCCGCTACGATGGCCGACACAGCGGTTTCGCCGATCAGGGCGGTGATCTGTTCCGGCGTGCGGCCAGCCAGCGCCTTCTGGAGAAGGGCGTCGGAAACCATGGCGCGCTGGTCCGTGCCCGCAATTGCAGGGGTGTTCGACATAACGATTTCCTTATTTTGAGGCGCTTATTGCGGCGCCATGGCTTTAAATTCTGCCCAGGCGTCTTCTTCGTCCATGAGCATGTCGACGTAGTTGCCATTCAGGGCTTCCGGGCCGGTCATGAAGTCGCCTTGGGTTTTCCAGACGGTTTCTTCGCTCAAGCCCCGAGATTCAGCGACAACTCGAGCAAACTGGCGAGCCGTGTTGTTTACCAGCTCCTGCAGCCGGTTTTGGGTTGTTTCGTCCAGCACCTCATATTCAGTGCCGCGGCATTTCTGATCGCCAGAGCGGATGATGGTGGGCACGATGCCTGCCTTATCCAACGCCTGCGTCGCGTCGAAGTGCATCAGGACGCATCCGATCGAGCCGGTGATCAACTCTGGCGGCCCATAGATGACATCGCAGACCGATGCGATCGCATAGGCCGCGCTGCACGCCTGTTCGTTGATGAAAGCAGCAATCGGCCTTTCGCCGCCGTTGCGGCGCGACATCGCCTGAATTTTCCGAACCAGAGCAAACAGCCCGGTGGTCGATCCTCCGGGGCTGTTAATGTCGAGCCAGACCCGCTTGATCTCGCGATCGTTGCTGGCCGCTTCCAGCTTGTCGGAGATGCCGTCATAGCCGGTGATGCCGCACATCGGGTCGAGATACCCGAACCGATGCACCAGCGTCCCGTCGATCGGGATGACGGCGCAACCATCGTGGTCATGGAAAATCTTTTCGTGCCGCCGCTGCTTGTAGGCCTGCCCCGAGGTGGCGAACTGCTCGCGCGAATCCAGCACCTCGCTGCTGATGCGGTCGACGGTGGACAGGCCGATGCGCTCGCGGATTGCATGGGTGATCACGTCGAGCTGATACGGCGTGATCATCATGGGCTTGCCGATGACCTGGTTGGCGATATGGCCAAGCGTTGCCTTGATCTCGGGGCGGTTCTTCATTGGTCAGCCCCCTCCATCTCGCGGGCGTCGGCTTCGTCGTTGCTGTCGTCGGCGGGGCGACCGGGGCCAGTCGGGACCGCATTGTCGGCGTCCGAGATGCCCAGCCGCTCGCGCAGCCGCTTCTCGTAGGCCAGCTCCTCATAGACCGTGTAGAAGTCCAGACCCTGCGCCTCGGCTTCGCGAGCGTCGCTGCTGCGGTTGCCGGCAATGGCGAGCGAAGCGGCTTCCTGCTCCTTCTTCGGATCGACGGTGCCGCGGCCAGGACCCATCCAGTCGCACATGGTCAGTTCCGCACGCCAGCGATAGAAGCTCATCGGCCCGCCGGGCAGCGTGATCGTCTTGCGCAGCACGATCGCCTCCTCGAGCCAGGCGGCATAGAACGGCGTGCAGAACATCTGCGTGAACACATGGCGGTCGTCGAGCAGGCCGCGCCAGATCTCGTTGAGCAGCGTGCGCGCGCTCGAATAGTTGATGCCCGCCCAGTCCTGCGAAAGCTGCGGATAGGACAGGCCGAAGGTCGAGGCGATCTTGCGCAGCATCTGCGCCATGAAGGCCTCGAAATTGTTGTGCGGGTGCGTCGGTGCCTTGAACTCGAACTTCTCGCCAGGGAACCCATGGATGCCCTGAACCTCGGAGCCGATGCGGACCTTGTTCTTCTCGCGGAAGCTCAGAAGGTTATCGAGATAGCCCGCGCTCGCGCCAGTCTCGATCGGTGCAACAGCCTCCGCGACCTCCTCGGTCGGCGCCGGGCTGGTGATGAACAGCGCCATGATGGTCTGCAGCAGCGCCGCGCTCACCGTCGCCTTGTCCATCCGGTCCATCTGCTTGCTCGCGATGATGATCTCGGCGAGTTGGCTGATACCGCGGCGCACCTCGGCGCGCTTGGCGTGATAGGTATGGATCACGCGCGGGCGGCCCGTGGCGCCGAAGCGCGGAATGCGGTCCCAGCGGAACTTGTCGACGGTCGGGGCAGGATCATGCGGATGCGTGACCCGGATGTGATAGGCGACCGGCGCGTTGTAGCGGTCCAGTTCGACGCCGCCGACGAGACGGTTGCCATTGGCGAGAATGTGATGGTCGGGCAAGCCGTTCGGGTTGCTCAGCCGGTCGGAATCGATCAGGCGCAGCGTGGTCGAATATTTGCCGCCGCGCTCGATATCCTCGACCAGGGCCAGCGCCTCGCCATCGATGAAATAGTGCCGATAGGCGGTGTTGACGATCATGCCGAACGTCTTGATCTGCTCCGCGTCGCAGAACCGCGCGAAGTCCATCGTATAGACCGACCAGGCCTGCTGCACCGTCTGCGACCAGTTGAACGACCAGTCGGTGTCGCGTCCCATAGCCGCATAGGCGGGCTGGCATTTCAGCCTGATCTTGCTGCCGATGACGGCCTCGACCCGGCGGTCCATCCCGCCGGAGATGAAGCCGTTGTTGCGGATCAGGTCGCGGGCGCGGGCAACGATTTCGTCGCGATGGACCAGAACCTCGTCATCGCCGGAATTGATGCTCGGCGCCCAGCTGCTGTTTTCCGGCATGTGCCGGGTGCCAGCCTCATAGGCCTGACCGGCACCGCCCCAGCCCAGAAACGCTCCCATCTTGCCCAGCAGCGCCGACGCGCTCGAGATCATGCTCATCCGAAATGGAACCCGATCGCGCTGCGCCGGGGCCTGCCCTCCGCCAGAGCCGTCGCCTGCTGGATATCGCGCTGCAGCGTCTTGATATAGGCGTCCAGATCAGGAAGCCGCGCCTGCGTATAGGTCACGCGGCGGCCGTCCTTCCACACCTCGGCAACCTGCTCGCCCAGCGCGAGGCTGTGGCGGGCCGCTTCGGCCTCCGTCAGCCAGGTCTGGAGTTGAGCGAGCGATGCCATTCATCAATTCCCTTCGTTGAGCCGAGCGAACCGCTCGAGCAGCGTCATCTGATTGTCGGCGGGCTTTTCAGCCTGCCGATTGGCCTCGACCGCGTGATCACCTCCCTTCCGAGAAAGAGGAACCGGCCTCGCCCAAGGCGGGGGCGAAGACCAGTCGATGCGAGGATTTTCCGGGCGCAGGATTTGTCTAGCTGCCTCTGCGTAACCGAATAGATCGAGTGACTCGTTCCGGCCATTTCTGACCCATTTGCCGTCAATCAAGCGCTCAGCAAAAAACTCTTTGAGCTGCTTCTCGGAGATGCCGTTCGCGAAATAGCATTCGCCGGGGCCATCTTCCGTGGCCAGCCGCTCCAACGACTTCTCGCGCAACTTGTGCACCCCAAGGTTATAGAGATAGACCTTTGGGTTCATCGGCTTTGCTTCGCCGGTTTTCGTGACCAGTGTAGGCGCTGCCGGAATTTCCGGCAGTTTGGGGCTGAGGTTGTCATCACCTTTACCTCTGCCCTTGATAGCCAGAACTTTGTTCATTTGTCTTGCGCCTGCCCGCCAAGTCCGCCCGTGCAT